AAGTTGTTCCTTACATAACCATTCCGTCAAAAGCTACGGATAAGAATTATATTTATATTGCCGGACAATCAAGATTAGATAAAATATCTTTTCAATTTTACGGATCACCATTTTTTGGTTGGTTAATTCAACAAGCAAATCCACAATATTCCGGATCCGAATGGAGTATTCCTGATGGTGCAATATTGACAATTCCATTTCCTTTGCTAAGTTCATTACAAGATTATAATAACGAATTAAACAACCACTTCTTCTATTATGGTAGATAACGGAGAAAATATTTTAGTAGAATTTGATTACGACAACATATCCCTTATTGACCCAAACAAAGTAATAGATCAAGATGGTAAGGTTAAAGATAGATTAGTCAAACAAGAAAATCTAGTTATGTATGCTAACCTTGAGTGTAGTGTCGTTCCCAGAACAAAATTAGCAATTGGCGCACCACTTAATGATAATGTAAGAACAATTTCAGTTGGAAAAATAAATTTCTTAAATCCTGGGTTTAAGACATTTATGAATAATAATTGGACTGATGAAATAACAGGTAAGGGTGCTATTAAAGGTGAAGGTGTTAATCAACCAAAATTAAATGCGGTTAAAAGCCCAAAGAAATCTGATGATTATTATATTTCACAATCATTATCATCAAACGGAACACCTGGTGCTGTAGATAATGGACTTTTAGGTATTAAAAGTATTGAAGTTGCGATTGATACAAGCTTTTACCCACAAGTAACAATCCAATTAGAAGATGTTAAAGGTAGAGCGTTATTTGAAGGTGGAAATAGCTCACCATATGCCGCGTTCTTTCAATTACCATACCCAATATTTTACTTAACATTAAAGGGGTATTATGGTAAAGCCGTTAGGATGCCACTTATGTTACAGACATTTAATTCTACTTTTGATAACACATCTGGAAATTTTAAGATTAGTTTAAAATTATATGGTTACAAATATGGTGTAATGTCTTATATAAATTGGGGACATATGCTTGCTGTTCCACATATGTATAATTCATTTGTAAGTCCAAATCAAGTTTCACAAGGAGGACCAAAACCAACTAACGGAGTTTCAAAACAATCATCAGATAATGTAAAACCTGTTGTTGTTTCAAGAGGTTATCAAAAAATGAAGGAATTGTATTCCGAATATAAATCAAAAGGTTTAATTGATGATGATTTTCCGGAATATAGTTTATTCCAATTAAAGAGTAAGTTAGATACTTTCATTAAGGATATATTAGAAAAATTCACAAAAGAAAATTTAGGATCATTAACTGAACTTGAAAATTTCCAAACATTATTAACCGAATTTCAAAAGAAAGTATTTTTTGATACCAATTCTTGGTATAGAACATATATGGATTTTAAATTCCCACTTGTTTTAACCGACAACACAAAAGTATATACCTTTAGTAAAGATTATGATACAGCACAGAAAAAAAATGATGCAATAACAGAACTTAATGGTATTATTAAAGATTTTACAAAAAAATTAGAAGCTAATAGTGTTGCCGGTAAAAATGGAAGTTATACTGTTGGTGGAAAACAAACAAAGAGTCAAGTTCCAGTAAATGTTACAATAGATAAATTTAAAAAAACAATCACAATAAATGACGTTGATTTTACTAAATCATTTAATGAAGCTTATGGTAAAACAACATCCGGTGGAACATTAGTTCAGGAATTTACAACTACGAAAACTAATGAAATACCATCAAACCAATATTTTGTTTTTGATGGAAAAGGAACTTTTAATGATATTTGTAATCAAGCAGCAAAAGAATTAACAACTTTAAGAGCTGAAATTGAAAAACAAATTACAGATAATTTAGGAGAACAATTAGCAAGAAAAGATAGTGGTATTGGGTTTAAACCAACAATTAGAAATATTCTTGCGGTTTTTTACGCCCAAGGTGAAGCTTTTTTAAGATTGATGGATGATGTCCATAATGCTGCATGGGAAGTAAGAGACGACCCATACAGACGAGCATCTGTTTTCGGAACAACTACAGCTCAGAGTGTTGATGTTAAAAATGCACAACAATCTACTGAACCAATATATCCTTGGCCACAAATCATTCTTGAATCACAAGGTGATGATTCACAAGAAAAATTCGCTTTGAAATATCCTGGAGATCCAAAACTATCTTCAATAACAAAAGCATATATTCCGGAGTTATGGCCTGAAGTTGAATTTGTTGAAGAATATATAAAAGGTTTTATTGAAAGGGAAGCACCAGAACCGGATTTGGGTGATTCGAATAATTCCGAACAACAACCAATGAGATTAAGTTTAAACGCTGTAGATTTTCCGGTGTCAAATGAGGTCTTTCAAAATAAAGAAGAAGTAAAATTCTATTATGAAATTTACGAAAGGATTATGGTTAATACTTTTTATTCTAAATTAAGTAGAGTAGATGGTTATCAATCAAGTGTTTATTTAGTTGAATCTGAAAATGAAAAAATAAATGCACTTAAATCCTTGGGATCTGATAATCCGTTTTTAATCAAAAAGTTAAAACAATATTTAATTGATGGTGCGAACTTCCAAACATTTTTAAGACATATATCAAATCAAGGAGAAGGGGAAAGTTGGCAAAAATTTATTAGGGGTGAATTTGTTACACCATATATTAAAAATAAAACAAACACACCTTTTCAGTTATTTAATAGAAACTTATTATTAAGTCCTTCATCACAACCAAATGTTTCGGCAACACAACAAAATAAAATTGAAGATTACATTCAAGTAAAAACATATAGTAATCAATTTGATTTTACCGATATGTATCCAATAACAAATCTTGATTGGTGTAAAGATTATTTAGCGAATGTTAAAGGAACAAATGGTGTTAATGAAATTTTTAATACAAATAAAACATTAGTTTATAATACAACACAAAAAACAATCACAAACTTTAAAAGTGATGATACTACTGATGTTAAAAGACCTATAACTAATTTTAATTATACTACAGATATATTTAATCAAACTATAAATTCAAACCTTAAACAATTTTATAGAAATAGAAAAATTGAAGATCAGTTTATCACCGAAGGTAATGTTTATTATTCTGGTTATAATGGTAATTTAAGTGAAGAACAAACAACATCGATGATGAATACACCGTATTTCATAAATGCGATACAAAATGGTGTATTTAATTTTAGATATAACTCAAAGGATTTAAATCCATATAAAGCAGCTGCATATCTTTTTATTAATAGTTTACCAACAGCAACATTAAGAGAAAGATTTAAAACAAAAGACGCATCAGAAGATTTGGATTATATTGTATCAACACTTAAAAAATTTGGTGCGGTTCATAAATTACCATATGTTTGGGTTTTAAAATATGGGTCAATCTGGCATAGATATAAAACTTGGAACAGAGAAGGAAAAGATATTTTAGATAATTCTTGGAAAGATTTTAATTATCTATCAAATTATGATCCGGTTAATTCGGCAACAACAAAAACATACACATTAAATATTGATGGGACACAAAGAAATATCACTTTAACACAAAATCTTGGGACTGGTTCATATACAACATATATGAATACCGGATTTTATCCAAAATTGATTGATGATATGAATGTGTTCTTCCAAGGACTTAAATTATTTAGTGGGTCAACACAATTAAACGGAACTTGTGATGTGTTTGACGATACTATGGTTGTTTATACGGTAAATGATAATAGTTTAACACCTGGTAATACACTATCCGGACCTAAAGTTGATTTGGGGACTACAATTATTTCACAAATTAGTGGGACAACTGGTGGTGTTGGAATTTATAAAATTGCACCATCACAAAATTTAACAAAAATAAATGGAACTTGTAATATTTCTGGAACAACACTTGAATTAACCTTTATTACTGGTGGAACATTAGATGTTAATGCGAAAATAGCAGGACCTAATATTATACCAGGAACTAAAATAATTTCAAAAATAACCGGAACAACAAACCCTAATTTAGTATATACTATTGACACGGCACAAAATTATTCTGGAGCAACATTCTTCGTTTCCGAACCTTCTGATTTTTTTGTGACCAACGCACAAACAACTGGATACGGACAAGGTGAAATACAAGCACTAATTGACAATAAGAAATTAGTATTATCAACAAATATAAATTCAAAAATAATTAAAACAACAGGATTTGATTCAAATAACCCAAATCGAAATTTAAATCTAACTCCTTGGTCTGTCTTATCAAAATTAACTAATGAAGAAAAATATTATGTTTTACCATCTTTCGGTAATACAAAGAATCAAGTTAATGATGAATGTTTCAAAAATGGTAATCTAAAATTAGAAATTACTGGAAATACAGCTGTATTTAATGGTTCAGCAAGAATGTTTTGGGGTGCACCAAATTATGGATATTTTGATAATAATAGTGTTAAAATTCCAGATCCAGATTCCTACCTAAAACAAATTTTTAATGACAAGAAAATACAGGAAAATTTTTCAATAAATGGTGATAAGTCAGAATACACAAAAATTTCTGAAATATTCACAACATTTGAAACAAAAGTTTTAGATTCTTTTGAAGAAGAATTTTTGAATTATAGTAGATCAATTTATGATTATAAAACAATGATTCCAGCTGAAGAAGGTGAAGAAACCGAAACAGAAATAGCGGTTAAGAATTTCCAATATTTTATGAGGTTGTTAATGAAAGTTGAAAAACCAACATCAATTGGAACTGAAGGGTTAATTGATGAAGTTATAACAAAACAAAATCAAAATTTCCAATCGTTATTTAATAGTCTAATGACATATGACACAGTTTTTAGGTTTGGAAACCCAACAATGTTTGATAAAAGATTATTTTATACTTTTTCAACAAAATTTTTAGAAGAACCAATTAGATATCAGGGTTATAATCAAAGTATGGCCGGATTTTTACCAACAGCTGGTGGTGGTGTTACATTAGCACAATCTAAAGCCGCATACCCAGAAACCTGGAAAGACCTTGAATATTATGTTGGATTTTCTGAAATACCAGAATTGAAATATACTGACAATGGTTCATATATTACAGATTTCTTTGTTGATATGAATGTCCAGTTTTCACAAAAAAATATAAAGGATTTCGCACCAATCATTAAATTATATGCAACACAGAAGCTACTAAACCCAAAGATGGATTATTCAAAGTTCATTACACTTATGAATACATATTTGGATACTTGTGAACTATACCAAACAAATGTAATAAATGATTTAATGACAGGGATTAGAGGTGGTTTACCTGATGTTTCAATAGTTAAACAAAACCCAGACCAAAAAGCACCACTTGTTGGTGACCAAAGTAGGGATGAACTTTGGGATTCTTTTAAATCTTTAAATGATACTTGGATTTCTGGTATTGATTTAAAAACTAAAACATTGTTTGAAGATATACTTTTATTTGATAGAGCTTGTAGAGATGTCGGACAAAAAGTTCTTGTTGATATTTTTAAAATTAAGGATTTAATTGAAACAACATTACCAAATAATAAATTGGAAAATATAGTTAAAACACTTTTAACTGAAAATAATTTTAGTTTTTTCCCACTACCAGCTTATAGTAATTTTTATAACGCACAAGAAACTGTAAAAAATCCAGTTCCACAAGCTGAAGGAACAAATGAATTCGCTAGTTCTATCTGGGGAACATTTTTAAATGTGGACTATAGAAATACTTCACCAAAATATTTGTGTTATTATAGGAGTGTCCCAAGTAATCACTTAGCAATGAATGATAATGCTGATTATAAATTTAGAGATGATGCTTTTGATTTAAGAAGGGCTAGTGATAACCCACTACTTGAAAATCAATTAAATAAAACTAATTGGGATAAATCAAATAAAGTATGTGGGTTCAATGTTGATTTCAGTAATCAAAACCAACAAATATTTTATCAAATCAATTTACAACAAAGTGTTGGAAAACCGACAGCAGAATCACTTGAAATGATAAACCAAATGGCAAACTCAAGTAGAAACAGAGGTACAGGGTCTCAAAGTGTGTCATTATATAACATTTATAAAAATAGAAGTTATGAATGTACGATTGATATGATGGGTAATGCGTTGATACAACCTATGATGTATTTTAATTTAAGAAATATTCCTATGTTTAGTGGTCCATATATGATTACTAAAATATCACATAGTATTAGTGAAGGTGACTTTAAAACAAGTATTACCGGAACAAGACAACCATTTTATGATTTACCAAAAATAGATAATTTTATCCAAGCTTTAAGTTTTAAAATAATTGATAAATTAAAGGATCAATTACAGAAGAAAGAAACAGCTGAAATATCATCAAGTGGTAATATAATAACACAATTAAATAGTGTTGTGTCAACAGTTTCAGAAAAAGATGTTTTAACCACAAATCAAAATTGTTCCACCAAATTAAATGCTACTTACCAAGGATTTACAAATGTTGCAAACCCAGAATTAACAACAATTAATGCAAATGATTTTAATGTTTTATTAAGAGATAAAGTTAGAGCAAATGGATATACAGCACAAACCGAAAAAGAAGTTTATTTAAGACAACTATTATTTATTTTAATTTTTATGGATTCTGGTAGTGGAAATAATTTGAAGGCGTATGAAAATAATTTTTCATCAGTTTCATTAGACCAAACCTATGGACCATCATTTATATCGTTTGTTGATAAAAATTATTATTGTATTAATAGAGGAACAATAAAAGACATACCTATGGTTAAGTTTACATCAACTGCAAAATTTTTAGATTTTGCAATATCAAAAGCACCATCAATTTTACAAACATATATGAGTAGTAACCAAAAATTACAAACAATTGTAAAAATATACACAACTTCTTGGCCAACTATAAGAAATAGTAATGTTTATGATAAATTGACAGAACAAGATAAGAAAAAATTAGAAAATGCTGCAGAACAAGCAAATGATTTATTTAATTCCGTTAATAGTTAATTTTATTCATTAACGATATATTTATAATAAAAAAAATATGAGTAATACTAAATTAATATTAGACAATTATTTGGGTAAAAATACCAGAATGTCAGAAAAAGAATTAGGCAATGGAATGAAACAAGTATGTGATTTAGATACTGGTGATTGTTATGTTGTTAAAGAAAAAGATGGTCTTATCGAAAGAGTTGATAACACTATGAAAACAAATAAAAAAATCCAAGTTGAAACAACTACTGGTATAAAAACATTATTAAACGGATAAAAATGGGTGTCGATAAAAAAATATTAGAAGAAATCACAAGATTTAAAAAAATCAATCAATATATTACCGAACAAGCAGTAGACCCTACTGCGGCACCGGTAGACCCTATGGCAGCACCAGCAGACCCAGCGGCGGACCCTATGGCAGCACCAGTAGACCCAATGGCAGCGGGAGCACCACCAACAGATCCAGCAGCAGCACCAGCTGACCCAATGGCAGCGGGAGCACCAGCGGCACCAGCACCAGTAGATGTTGAGGCTGATGCTGATGTTGAAGTTATAGACGATGAAGGAAAACCAGAAAAAGAAGATTTAGAAATAACAGATCTTGTTGATACACAAAAATCAATAAAAGATAAACAAGATGAATATTTTGATAATCTATTTAACCAATTAAAATCTTTAGAAGATAAATTGGTTGATATGGATCAGTTAGTTTCAAAGATAGATAATTTAGAAACAAAGATTGAAAAAATGCGTCCTAAAACTGCTAAAGAAAAACTTGAATTAAGAACTTTAGATTCCGGACCATTTAATCAAAAATTATCAGATTTTTTTAACGATAAAGAAGAAGATTTTGAAAAAACCGGAAAAGAATATGAATTAACCGCTGATGAGGTTAATAGTTACTCAACAAACGAAATTGAAGATTCTTTTGACGATTATGACGAAAAAGATTCAGATATGATGTAATATTTTGAGAGGGACATTACTGTCCCTTTCATTTTTTTTATTTTAACTTATTGACTGCGACACAAATTTTAATTATACTTTCTATTGTAAACTTTTAAAAACAAATATATATGGCGACAAACAATGTTTTAGATGCGGTTTTGGCTCAGTACGAGAATGCAAAACAAAGTGGTTCTTCTTCCACTTCAAAAATGTCTCAAGAAGAAAGAATGAAAAAGTATTTTGCTGCAATACTTAAAGACAACGAAAAGCAAGCACAAAAAAAGATTCGTATCTTACCTACACCAGATGGGTCTTCACCCTTCAAAGAAGTTTGGTTTCACGAAATTAATGTTGATGGAAAATGGCAAAAGTTCTACGATCCAGGAAAGAATGATAATGAACGATCACCTTTAAGTGAAGTTTACGATGTGCTTATGTCAACTGGTAGAGAATCTGACAAAGAATTGGCAAAACAATACAAACCTCGTAAGTTTTATATTGTTAAAGTAATTGACCGTGATAACGAACAAGACGGGCCTAAATTCTGGAGATTCAAACACAATTACAAACAAGAAGGAATTTTTGATAAGATTATCCCAATCTATAAAGCAAAAGGCGATGTTGCTGACGCTGATAAGGGAAGAGATCTTATTCTTGAATTAACTAAAGCAAAAACGCCAAAAGGTGCGTTCTATACTGTAATCCAAACAGTTATGTATGATGATCCATCTCCGGTTCACGAAGATGGTGATACAATGTCAGAATGGGTTAATGATGAACTTACTTGGGAAGATGTTTATTCTAAAAAACCTACAGAGTATTTGGAAGCAATTGCTCGTGGTGAAACACCAAGATGGGATTCTGATGCCGGAAAATATATCTTCGCAAACACAGAAGAAAGTGAAATTTCAATGGGTGGTTCTAAAACAACAGAAGAAGTTAAAGTTGTTGACCCACAACTTAATGATGAAATAGACGAAGAATTACCGTTCTAAATTTTAGTAAAATAAAGTGGGTGTGTTTATATACAATACACCCATTTTTTCTTATATTTTTTAAAAAAGAAATTTATGGCAATAAGAAAAAAAGAGTTTAAGTTTGATGATATCAAAGCAAAGTTCTCAAGTAAAACAAAATATAAACCAGAAGCGTTTTATAATTGTGGCGAAGCATTTATGGAAGCTTGTGGGTTACCAGGACCAGTGATGGGTGGGATTTCTATGCTCTTGGGTCATAGTAACGCCGGAAAAACAACAGCAATGATTTTGACGGCCGCTGACGCCCAAAGAAAAGGACATTTACCGGTTTTTATAATTACAGAAAAAAAGTGGAATTGGGAACACGCTGTTGAGCTTGGACTTGAGGCAACAAAGAATGAAGATGGTGAATGGGAAGGAATTTTTATCTTTAACGATTCGTTTGATTATTTAGAACAAGCTACTGATTTTATGAATGAAATTCTTGACGCACAAGAAAAGGGGGACATACCATACAGTATTGTATTTTGTTTTGACTCAATCGGATCAATCCCATGTCAAATGACATATGAAGGAAAGGGTGGAGGAATGCATAACGCGAAAGTTTTAGCGGATAAAATCGGAATGGGAATCCATTCAAGAATCTCAAAGTCAAAAAAAGAAGATTTCCCATATTATAATACTTTAGTTGTTGTAAACCAACCTTGGGTGCTCCTTCCAGACAACCCATTCGGTCAACCTGAAATTAAAAGTAAGGGTGGTGAAGCAATTTGGTTAGCATCTTCATTAGTGTTTTTATTTGGTAATCAAAAGAAATCAGGTATTAGTCATATCGATGCAACAAAAAATGGTAGAAAAATTTCTTTTGCAATAAGAACAAAAATATCTATACTTAAAAATCACGTGAATGGTCTTGGGTTCAAAGATAGTAAGATTATTGCGGTTCACAACGGATATATTACCGATACAAAAGAATCGTTAGACAAATATAAAAAAGAATTTTCAGATTATTGGGCAGTAAAGATGGGTGGTAATGACTTTGCATTAACTGAAAGTGTATCGGATGATCTTGATGATGAATAAAAAAATTCATAATATTTATACTTTTAATGATTTTGTAGATATTTATTAATATATGGGAAGAAAAAAAATTAATGATGAGGATAAAAAAGTAAAAATTGGTGTGTCTATCGACCCTAATTTACCACAATACTTTAAAGATAGGTCTATTAATATTTCTTCCTTAGTTAATAAACTATTGGTAGAATATATTAAAAATGGAGACAAAAGTTTGTAGTAAATGTAATATTAAAAAACAAATATGTAATTTTGGAAAGTTAAAAAATTCAAAAGATGGTTATAGAGGTGTTTGTAAAGAATGTAGGAATAACACTGAAAAAAAATATGTTGGTGAAAACGTAATATTAAGAAAGAAAAAATGGAGAGATAATAACAAAGATAAAATAAAA